AGGTCTTTGCTCATCTGCAGTGGTGGGGGGGTGTAATTCATATGCTTGTTATTTGCTGACCTTTGGCAAACGGGATTTAGCGCGCAGCTTGGGGGTGTATCTTTTGCCATCAGCCACCAGCTGTGCTTCCTTGCAAAACCTACCCACTGTATCCTTTGAGCAGCCAGCCAGGGGTGCTATCTTATAGATAGGCCAGCCCTTCTTAATGAGTGGTGGCACGATCTGCATCAACTTTTCCCTGCACACATCTTTTCTATAGGGCTGCTGGTGATGCCAATCAATGGCCAGCAGCTCTACATATTTATAAGCTGAACACTCAGTGAGTGCCTGGCCTTTCCAGACCAGCCTGCCAGCCAGGTCAGATCTGGTGATGCGCTCAGCATTGGCCTGCTCAATGATGGGCTTGAAGGCCATCAGCCTTTGATGCAGCAGTGGGCTTACCAAGTGGCCATTGGGTGCTACCACTTTGCTTTGGGGGTTTCGTTTCTTCATAGGTTTATAGGGTAGATTATTTATCCCACCTGATCTTCACCAGGGTGGGGTGGCGCATTGAGCCATTGGGGGTGATCTCCTGGCACTGCACTTCAGCCACCTTGCCAATGTAAAGGTGGGGCTGGTCACTGATAGCCAGGCGCAGCTCATCACTCAGGCCAGATCCAACAGCCACCACTGTGCCCAGGTAATTAATCAGCAGCGCGCCAGCTGCACCATCAAACCTACCCTTCCCAGGGACAAAGCCCACAATGGGGCAATCATAGGTTTCAGATCCCTTCAGCTTGATCCAGGCTTTGCTGCGCTTGCCCTGGTAATAGGGGGCTTCTATGTCCTTAAGCACCACACCTTCCCAGCCCAGGCTGATAGCCTTCTGCACCAGGGCTTCAGGATCAATGCAGCTGGTGGTGATGGTATCAAAGATGGGCACTTGCTTGATCCTTTCAGATGAGTGCAGGCCAGCCTTATCAAAGGCATCAGTGATGGCCTTCCTTCTGTCCAGGTAAGGCACACCATCAGTGGCCACCCAGCCTTCTACCCAGGGCAGATCAAAGATGGCAAAGATACCATCAGCATCTGTGTCATCCTTCTTCATCAGCTTGCCAGCCCCATCATAGAAGCCAGCACCAGCAATGGCTTCACCATCAAAGCTGCAGGGCTTGCCAATGGCAGCACCCAGCTTGAGCAGATCAGGCGCGCAGCTACCCAGGGTGGTAAGGGGGTGGCCGTTTCTGGTCTGGAATGTCACCCACCCTTGGGCTGCATCCACTGTGGCAATCACCCTGATGCCATCCAGCTTTGGCTCAATAGCCCAGAAGCGATCACCCAGGGTATCCAGATTGGGCAGGCTGGTGGCCAGCATAGGGCTGAAGATCTTAAGCTGCATAGGTCACTTGCGCTTGGATGTGAACAGGGCACACAGGCTGATGCCCAGCACAATGGGGATCAGGATGGTGAGGAAGAAAAGCACCAGGCCATCAATGCCTTGGCTGTAATCCTGGGGTGACAGGGGCTTGTCATAAGCAGCCCTGTGATTTGCGGGGGTGGTGGTGTGGTTTTTCATAGGGGAAAGATTAAGCCCAGATGCCAACAGCCTTATCCCAGCTGCCAACAGTGCAGCCCTTGCGCACCAGGCCGCACTCATTATAAGAAGCTTCCCTGGTGTAAGTGCGCAGGGAAGCAGGCAGAAGCCTGTAGCACTTATGGCCACCCTGGATCAGCTTCCAATACCTTAGCTGCTCAAGGTGCTTCTTCTGGATATCCAGGGCATCAAGCCACATCTGGGTATAGGGGGGGCAATAAGCTATCAAAGCCAGGTCAGATACCTTGGCCATCTCCAGCTTTGCCACCCAGAAGGGGGCTGCATATTCCAGCTGCTGCATTGTCCAGGTCTTGAGATCAGCACGATTGGCAGGGGCGTGGGGCTGGGGCATTTGGTTTGTCATAGGTGTGATGATATGTGGGTGAGAGTGATGGGAATGATCAGGCATTTTTAAGCTTAACAAGCTCAGCAGAAATCTGAAGAAATTGCTTTTGCAGCTCCTTATGCTTCTTACTGCCTTTGGCATAATCCTGCATTTTTGCCCAGATGAAGATATATTTTTCATCAAGGGCTTTGATCTGTTCAGCAATGGTGATTTCGTTTTTCATAGGTGGTATTTGGTGTGACCCCCACACCTTAGGCAAATGATGTGCCACCTGTCCAGCCCTAAAAGCAAATCATTTTAAGGTATCCCTGGCCTTATGCCTGGTGGCCTGCCTTTTCCGCAGCCAGATCACCTTGGCCAGCCTACCAGCCTTGGCCGTTTCCCCTGCTTTGGTGGCCTTCCTAAGCCATTTGGCTAGGTCAGGCAGGCTTGGCCTAGGGCTGGGGTGCATAGGGGGCTTAGAAGGCCAGCCAGCTGGGTGGGGTGCAAGCCTTCACTTCTGCCCCCTATCCCCAAAGCCCAGCCCCTTCCAGGCCAGCGCGCCCCCAATCAGGATACAGCTCACAAATAAGCCCAGGCTGAAATCCCTGCAATTCACCAGGGCTTGCTTGGCACTGTTCAGATTTCTTTCTAGGTTCTTATCATCAGCCACAAAGGTCTGCCCTGGCTGATCAGTGATCAGGAGTGCCATCACATTGCTATCTTGCAGGCTGTCTAAAATAAATTGGGCTGTGAAGTAAACAGTGGCAGCGCAGCACCCAGATATGATGATGCTACCCACCACAGCAATCAAGAGATTGGCAGGGTGCATCCCCCAGATCCTGGGCTGTGTTTCACTTCCTGCCATTGCGTTTTGTCTTAGCTTTCTTGGTGGCCTTCTTCAAGCCTGCTTTGGCTTCATTCACTTTGCCCTTCATCTTAGCTTCCAGAAATTGCAGGGTATAGTTTAGGATTTCAGGGCTGGCAAAGCCTGCTATGCCACAGATGCACACCCTAAGGTTTTCACTCTGCACATAATCCCTGGCAGCAAAGTTAACGAAATAGGCAGTGACCATAGCAGCTGCACCTGATCGCAGCATATATCCCCAGGATGGCCGATCTGTGCTGAGCAGCTGGCGCGCGATCATAGCTGCACCCCCAAGCATTGCACTGATCACCCCCTGCTTTAGTGCCTCATCCCCTGTGATACTTTCAAAGCCTGCTGATGGTGCTGCGCTCATTGTTCAGTGGGGGTAGGTGGCTCAGTGGGCTGGGTGGTGATTGTCTCTACCTTTGCACCTGGAGTCAGTAGGGCTTTGACCATCACCCAGGTCTTTACCCCCAGCACCAGGAGTGCCTGCAAGCTGGCCAGCCCCAGGGTGACACCAATCACCCAGGGGAAATAAGTGCTTTCAATTACCCAGGGCAGGGCAGATGTAAGAGCGCCACCCAGGATCACCAGGGCAGCAGACCACTTAGACACCCCAATGAAGTGGCCAAAGGCCAACAGGCCAACACCCAGGGCAAGCATACCAGCACCCAGGCCAGCCAGGATCAGCACCCTTTTCTCTTTGGCAGCAGCATCCAGCTCAAGCTGCTTATCATCACAGTGCTGCTTCAAGGCTGAGATTTCCAGCTGTGCCTGCTTCTGCTGGGCTTCCATCTTTGTCCAAAGGCCATCAAGCTCACCCTTGAGCTTCTGCCCATAGGCCACTGCCTCAGCTATGGCTTTGGGATCAGCAGCCTGCGCGCGCTGCCTGGCAAATGCCACATCACCTTCTGGGGCATTGGGCAAATAGGCTGCAGCAATAGACAGCTCAGCTTCCACCTTGGCAGGCTGGCCTTCCTTATTGGCTTCCCTGGCTACCTGGACAGAAGCAGCCACCCTGTGATCAGCTTTGTCTAGCTTGTCACCAAAGACCTGGGTGGTCTGCTCACCTGGTTCAGCCTGGGGTGTTGGCAGATCTTCCTTGGGCTGGCAGGATTGGAACAAAGCCAGCAGGCCAATCAGTGCCAGGCGCATTGGCTTACTTCTTAGCAGCAGCCAGCACAGCCTTGGCCTTTTCTTCAGCAGCCTTTAGCTTGGTAATATTGTTTCGATAGACCAGGATGCCTGTGGCCGCGCCTAAGAGGTAACAGGTGACAGATGTGATGAGCAGGATCATAGAGATTATTTTAATTTAAGCTGGGCAATCTTTGCATCTACCTGGGCAAGAGTGCCCACATAGGAAAGGTATGCAGTGAAGTAGCGCACAGGCTTGGTGGCCGTTGCCTTCAGGATAATCTTGCTGCCATTGTGAAGCAGGATGGTCTGCCCCTGGCTGGCCGTAACATTGTAGGGCTGGCCGTCACTGCCAGGGATGATAGGATTGGAAGGCATAGGATTAAGGATAATTGATGGGGATTGTGCCCTTGATGCCGTTAAACTTTATATAGATGTAAACATCAGCAGGGAAGGTGTCATATGTGGTGGTATATGTCCAATCTGCTGTGGTAGAAACAGAACCCTTTGCATCCTGTGAAATTGAACCATCAGCATTTTCCACATAGACTGTAGCAGCACTAGCAATGTATGCGCTGACAGGCTTAAAAGTTATAGTCCATTCACCAGGTGATGGAGAAGTGCCTGTGAACACACTGCCTTTGACATTTGCTATGGCAAATATGTCACCGAAATTTGCACCAGCCACAGGTGCAGTGGTGATCACTGTGCTGTCAGGGAAGGTTACACCTGTGGTGCTGATAGACAGAGTGCTGCCACCACCTGTAATTGTTACACCTGTGGGGGCAATAGATGTATTGTAAGAAGATCCAGAAACAGAAACTTCATCATAAGCAATGAAAGCGTTTTGGGTGTTGTCACCTGTCATCTGCACACCAAAGCCCCAGCCAGCCACTTCACTGTCATAGGTGGCATCAGCAATCTGCAATGTGCTGTCTAAAATGATTGGCTGGAAAGCCCCACTATACCAATTGCCCAAGTGACCACCCTGCCAATTAAGCTCATACCCCACAGCACAGATCAGGCTGATGCCATTGTAACCACCTGTGCTATTATCAAATGTGCCCTTGGTAATATTCTGCAAGCCTACTGCATCAAAGGTGATTGCACCTGTCATTGTGCCACCAGCCAGGGGAAGGAAAGAACCACCCCCGCCACCAGCAGCAATGGCTGCATCTGTTTCTGCAATGCTGTAAACATCCAGATTTGCGCGCGCAGTGACAACGCTGGTCACATCAGATAGGTCATTTGCCTGGCGCAGATAACGGCCATCACCTGTTGCCTCAGTCAGCACAGGATCAAGGGTGACTGCATTGACTGTGGTTTCATCTACCACAGATGAGCGCAGGGTGCAGGGGATTTGCAGGATGGTCTGGGTATCAGTGCCATCAGCAATCTCTACTTCCAGGGTGGTCTGGATGCTTTCAGCCCCATCAAGATAGCTGATTGCATTGGCCGTATTGATATCCAGATCACCTTCAAAGCCAGCAAAGGAAAGCAGGCCAGCACTGCCACCTGTCAGGCCACCAGCTCCTGGCTCAGCTGTAACAGTGATATCATAGGCATAAGCCCCCACCTGTTGCACACTGACCTTATCCAGCAGGGCATCTTTGCTCAGTGCGTTTTGCACTTCAAGGGCAGTGCTGCCCACAGCAATTGCTGATGTGCTTACATCTGTGCCTGTGTCTGCATCAAAGCCCAGGGTGAAAGTGCCAGCCTTAGGGTCAGGGCTGATGCTTGCGCGATAAGTGGCGCGCGCACCATCCCAGGCAGAAAGCACAGAAGTGCTGATTGTGCTTGGGGTGATGGCCGTGAAGCTTGTGGCCAGGGCAGCGACATTCTGCTGCAAATGCACCAGCACGATCTCAGGGGTGGTGGCATCACCTTCCTGCAGGACAGAAATGCCAACAGTGCTGAGGGGGATGAGCGCGCTGCCATCACCTGTGAAAGCACCCCTGCTGCCATTGTTGACAAATTTGATGGCATAATTGTCACCTGTCTTGCTGACTGTCACCCCACCAGCAGCTGTAATGCTGGCCAAAGCATTAAGGTCAGTTTGAAGATTTGCAGCTGTGACAGCATAGCTTTGATTTGATGTAGTATTCCCACCAAAGGTAAGGTGGAAATGGCCAGATGTAGGGCTGGCATCAATAGCACCAATGGCCACCTTGATCCCTGGAGTGCCAAGGCCAGCCACTTCCTGGCGGGGGTAAGTGCCCAGCCCTGTCTGCTCAATAAAGTAAATGCGCAGCTTGGCCATATCACCCAGGAAGAAGCTGGGATTGCTGATGGGGCTGGTGCTGCTGTA